TTAATTTTCGTTCCCTGACTTAAAAATAATATCCTCGAAGGAGTCCAAAGATTTCTGCTTTCTGTCCATATGAATATGTGCATATTTTTGAAGAAATGTAGCTGGAGTGTTCCCCATGATCTCGGATAAGATCTTATCTGATTCTCCACGTTCGTAGTTTGTTGTTGCAAAAGTATGACGGCATTCGTATAAAGTGATTACAGGAAGCTTTTCTTTATGATTCATGTTGTAACGATCTTCGGTTCTGGTAAACATCCGATACAGATGATCAGGACGGACAGGAGTACCAATCTCTGTATTAAAAAGAAAATCGTTATCAAATAAATCTGGATATTGAAGTCTCATTTCTTTTTTCCATAATAACTTTTTCTTCACAATCTGGTTTAGGGTAGAGGGAAGATAAACAGCTCTAAAAGAATTTGTTCCCTTCATATTGTCTTCCAGAACTCCATATTTGTTCAAAGTCCTGTGCATATAGAAACACTGACGGTCAGGATCATAATCGGATTCTGCAAGCCCACACGTCTCGCTAGGACGTGGACCAAGAAGAATCTGACAGCAAAACATTGCATAATAATGACTTTCTTTTGCTTCCCTGGAAGTTAGAAAGAGAGAGATCTGTTCATCAGACCACGTCGGTTTAGCAATGTATGGCACCTTATTTCTTTTAATTCCGATCATTGGGTTATCTTTACCATCAATCAATTTAAGCGGATATATGGCAAAATTAAACACATCACAGAGGATATTAATGTTTTTATTTACTGTCTCGGCTCCGTATTTGCGTTTCTTTGGATTGTTTCCATCTTCCAAACTCTTTTTAAAATTCAAAATATGCTGAGGTTCGATTTCGGAAATTGGAACATCCTCAAACACAGGGAGAATATATCGGTCTAAATATCCGCGATATGTTCTGTAAGTCTGATCTGCATAAGTTTTTTTGTTTGCAGCTAACCATTCATCTGCAACTCTACCAAAAAGTTCTTTTGATTGCTGCTTTACTTTTTGCTCTCTAACTTCCTTTTTAATTTGAAGGGTAAGTTTAGCATCATCTTGTTTAGCAACTTTTTTGTTAGATCGGCGAGGACCAGTTACCTGATGTTTTAGAAGGGGATGCCATTGAACGGCACAATAACTTTTTTTAGTTTTTCCTGTTTTTTTACTTGTGTAGGTTTTTGTAACAACAGACATATGTAACATCCTTTCTCAAAAAAAGGGTACAAAAAATACACCCTCTCAATTTGTAAAATTGGTGGGTGTATGATATAATTCTGGTGTTGAAGTAGAAGCATATCACACACCACATTGTTGATAGGTTTCTTAGAGCCGTCTGGTTGGTAGCCAGGCGGTTTTTATTTTGACCATTTGGGTGGAATTACCGAAATGGTATTTATATAACATAAAAGACCCCGTGTTTCCACGAGGTCTTTACAATGTTCGGCCCGCAAGGGGCAATGTCTTTTTAATGGGCCCGCAAGGGGCAATGTTTTAACAGAAACATTATATTATAATGTATGCCTCGTGTCAAGAATTATTTACTTTCCAAGGTACAATTCTTTAATTTTATCGTCTATTGCATCTAAAATTTCATCAGAAACTTTAATATTACCTAAAACATCTTTAGAATGAAGAGGATTATAAATGCGTATCTTGCTAATGGTAGTTATTTGATTAACAAGAGCAACACTACCAGTTTTCATTTTTGATATTTCTTTTCTGATTTTTGAATTATTAGAAACTAATTTGGAAAGTTGTTGAATGGAATTATGTAATTCCGTAACCTTCGTTTTAAATTCTTCATCGTTTTCAAATAGATCATCAGGGTCTTCACTAGCACTTGCATATTCTTTTAGTGAATTAAGTTTTTGTGTGTCGTCTTCCAATTCTTGTTGAGCTATTGTATATTGTTCGGTCCATTTCTCTGCCAATTGCTGAAAAATAGTATTTCCAAGAAAAACATTAGAAGGATGTAAAGGTTTTCCTTCTTTAACGGAAGATAAGGGTATTATTGTGAGAGCAGGTGCATTTTTTGAGTCGTTTTTAGTCAAAACAATAGCATAATGTAACCCACCCTGTTCACTACCGATATTATATCCTAAATGCACCTTAATAATTTCTCCACGTTTGTAACGTTTTAATTTTCTGGGGTTAAAAGTTTCCTCACGTTTTAGCATATTCATATAATCATAAAGCCAATATGAAAGAGTTACAGCATTCTTTTGGTGCTTGGGATTTTTAGAAGTTTCGTAACTATGTAAACGAGTAGAAACACTGTTTATAGCTCTTTGTATTAAATCTTTTGTATTCAAAAATATCTCCTTTCAAAATGTAAAATATTGTTGCGACATCGCAACTATAATTTTCTACGAAGTTCCACAACCTTCCCAATAATCCTAACAGGAGTATTATCAATTTCCTCCTGATTAAAATACATCGGTTCATAATCTGGATTAATAGAAACCAAAGCAATACTTTCAGCATACTTCTTAAGCCTTTTACAAACACCATCATTTCCATTGATCAAAGCAATTACGATTTCGTTTGATTCAGCATCATCCTGTTTCTTAACGATCACAGTATCTCCGTTATGTATATCAGGTTCCATACTATTTCCCTGGATTCGTAAACCGAAAAATTCGCCAGTCTTTGCAAGATCTTCGGATATTTCTTCCTGATCGACAATATCAGTGATCGCTTCGATAGGAATACCTGCAGCTACACGACCGAGGACGTTAACTGTCAATCCCTTTTGAGTAGATTTATTAGAAACATCTTTATCTGGTACAAGCATTGGAACATCAAAGCCCATTAACCAAACTGGATTAACATTTAAAATTTTAGCCATTTTTCCACTACTAATATTAGAAGGAGAATGTGAGCCGTTTAAATATTGACTAATTGAAGCCTTGCTGACACCAGATGCATTGGCGAGTTCTTGAGGAATCATGTTGGCATTAGATAGAGCGGTTGATAGTCTATGCGCAGTTATAGGATTCTTCATCTACGGTACCTCCTTTATTTTATATTTACATATTATCATAAAGCGGTTAAACAATCAAACAAAAAGTTAAAAATGATTAAACTTTTGTGTTGACAAAGAAGTTAAACGATGTTAAACTATAATTGTAGCAAGGAAACGATGCAAAAAAAGAAAGGAGAACAGATGAGTAAAAAAGGTAATAAAAAAGACAAGCACGATCCCGAAACCATCGTACTTGTCGTAGCTATTATCAATCTTATCAGTGCATTAGTTGATTTAATCAGCAATATACTTGACTAAGATTGAAATTATCGTACAGAAGCAGTTGTAACAAGGAAACGAGCAAAAAGGACGTTTCAAGATTGCTTCTGTATGATAAGAATAACCTTTTAAAAGACTCATTGTCAATAGAAATCAGCAGAAAGGCGGTGGAAGTATGTCAATTGTATTAGATATTATTCAGATCGTGCTGAATATCGTCATTATTGCACTTATTTTAAAGAAGAAACAGGATAAATAGTACATGGCTGTCCTATCGGCTTGACGGGGAAGAAAGGAAGTGAAAAAATGGGCTACACATACGATAAATTAAGAGGAAGAATTATCGAAAAATATGGAAGCCAGGAGAAATACGCAGATGTTCTCGGAATTTCGACTAATTCATTATCAAAAAAAATGACAGGGAAAACAGGCTTTTCACAGAAAGACATTACAATATGGGCGGACTTGTTAAATATCGATAAAGCAGAATATGGTGAATATTTTTTTAATTAAAAAGTTAAACGATGTTTAACTAAACAATAACCAGGAGGTAAGAAAAATACTATGTGGATTTCAAAAAAGAAATACAAAGCAATGAAAGAAGCAATAAAACAGTTAGAAGAAGATAAAAAAGAACTCCAAGCATTCAAAAATGCAATGGAGTCCTCTTTAGTACTTGATAGTAAAGAAATTTTTAAAGCTGTTCAGAGAGCCAATCGTGATACTTTTCGAGCAGACACATAGACATTAAATAATTTTGAACAGCCAATTTATTTCCTAAACCATCAGTTTGTGCAGAAAGTTCATTACATTTATCACAAATGTCATTAATAACATCTTGAGATATTGTTTTTTTAAATTCATCAAATGATGGTAAATTCATAAATTATCTCCTTTCATTATACTCGGACATGCCAGTGCCCTGTAAATAGATTATATGAAAGAGATGACAAATTTACAAGAAGGAGGGAAAAAGTGATGAGAGGTGTAACTATCGTAAAAGATGGAAGAACAACCAATAGACAGAAAATGAAAGATAAAATCCGAGAGGAGAAAATTGAATGCCAGGAAACGAACTTAATGGCAGAAATTGATCAAGTACTTGATAAATATCTCGAAGAAGCAAAAAAGGAATGTGAGACATACAGAGATTTAGAAAATAAAATCAGGGAACTGGAATGGAAAGCAACATGGGGAAAACTTGGACTATATGCCGGAATGATAGCCGGGATTCTCAAAAAGAAGATCGAGGAAGAAAAGAAAGGATTAAAAATCAAGAAATAAGAAAAAAATTACCGCTTCTGCAAATATAAAAAGAACAGATGCCTTAGTTTCCTGTCCGATCAGGTATCTACCCAATACCTGAAAAGAAAAAAGAAACCCTACAATATGCGAAAAATCCTCTTATTAAGTCGTGAAATAACAATCGGGCAGGAAACTAAGGCATCTGGATTAAGGAGGGAAAAAGATGCAAGGAATGTATTTAGAACAAAGAGTTGAAGAGTTAGAAAGGCAAATGAGAGAGTTCAAAGAACAAAAGAAAAGTGAACAATATCTCTCACCAAAAGAATTTGCTGAGAAAATGAGCTGTTCACAATCATTTGTAACAAAGATGGTAAAAAGCGGAGAGATTCAGGCCCTACGAATTGGGAAACTGATCAGAATCCCAATGAGTCAGTTCGAGGAAAAAGAAGGTACAGAACAGTCATGGAAAGATATCGTATTTAAAGGAGCGTGAGATATGGCAACGGCAGCAGTACTTGGTTTATATGTAGCAGCAAGCATGATCATATGTCTGATCGTGTCAAAAACGAAGATCGGGAAGAAAATGATGGAGTATATGTTGGATAAGTTAACGATGAAGTAGGAGGTAAGAAGATGAGAGATGAGTTTTTACTCAATTGTGAAAAAGAGATCCTGGAAGCGAATCTTTTTCTGATGTGCGGACAGCATGAAGAAGGAGTTCAGGCTGCAAGAAAAGTGTTAGATGCAATTATGAAAGAAATTGTAAATAGCATACAGCCGATCACAAAAAATACACAACCATATGTGATTGCTGCATTGCGAGCTTTGGCAAATGGATTAGAAAAACAACTAGATGGCAAATGGAAAACTACAATAAGTGTTGCGACAGCGGTCGCAAGCAAGATAGAGTTTGAAATCCAAGAGGAAGAGATCAATGAGACTGACAATGAAAAACCACGGAAGTAATACATACAGAGCATCCCTGATCAGACAGGATAATAATTGTGCGATCGGGGATGTAGTAAACAAATTGGGCAGGTATGAAGATATCTGCGAAGAACCGGAAGAACTTGAAAAACTTATAAAAGAGCAGAAAAAAAGAACCCACCGGCAAAAGTAAGTTCTTAGTGCAAAAACTGCACATTTATATTATAGCAAGTTCTCCAAGAGAAAGCAAGGAAAATAGCGGTTGAAATACCGCTGTTTAGACTTGCTAAAGGTATTAAGTTTAGGACAAAAAAGGAGAATGAAATGCCATACATAGAAGTAATAGTAAGGGCAGGAAGAACGATAGAGATCCAAAGACATTACAGCCACAGGATACACCCAAAAGGATGCAAGAGAGAGAAGAAGAAGAAAGAGACAAAAGAATCACAGAAAAAGATCAATGTCAGAAAAGCAACAGATAAACTTAGATGGCTACTAAATGAGAATTTCACAGGTGGGGATATGCATATCCGTTTATCTTACGCAGGCACAAAGCCAGATTATGAGCAGATGAAAGAAGATAAAGCAAAATTCTTAAGAAAGCTTCGAACAGAATTTCGCAAGCAGGATAAAGAGTTGAAATTCGTTCATGTGTTCGAGATCGGGAAAAGAGGAGCTAGACATCATCATTTGGTAATCAATTCCATAGATAGCAGAACACTAAGGGAATGTTGGCCACATGGATCTGTATACGTCAGTTTATTAGATGATACCGGGCAATATGGAAAACTTGCCAGTTATCTGATCAAAGAAGTAACAGAAAAAGGCGAGAAATTACCAAGACGATACTCACCATCAAAGAATCTGCGAATTCCAGTGCCAAAAAGGAGAGTGATCCTTGAAAGAAAATTCTTCAGAAGAAAACCCAAGGCACAAAAAGGATACTACATTGATCAACAAAGCGTATTTTCTGGATTCACAGACGATGGATATCAGTTTCTTAGATATATCCAGGTTAAGATACGCAATAGGTGGAGGAAAGAATGAAACAGATAGATATTTACATATACACGCTATCCCACAGCCGTGGAAAAGGTCCGGCAGTTTATAAATCCGTATTGGAGTTTGTAACAAAAAACGGAGAAGTACACACCCTGGATGTTGCAGGAGCAGAGAAAGAGACAACGATAAACAGGATCACGATCGAAGCAGCAGTGAAAGCACTACGGAGAATTAAGTTGAATCAACCTTACAAAATAAGAATACATGCGGATTCAGACTATTTTGAACGGATGCTAAAAGCTACAAGAGTATACGCAGAGCATGAGTGGAAAACAAAAGCAGGAAAAGAAATTGCTAACGCAGACTTGTGGAAAGAAATTTATATCTTTAAAAAGACAAATCATGTCACAGCAGACAGCGACCTATTAGACCACTATGCATGCAAAGAAGAACTGGAGGATAATTTATGGAAATTCACGAATTAGAAGCATTTTTGAATGGATTCACAGACGATGAGAAAGTCGGGATCATGGAGAAACATCATATCGTATTCAGGAGTCAAGGCGGCTGTGATTTTTATTACAACATCATTGAACTCCCAACAGGGTTGCACAAGGGGCAGAGAGGTCCACATATGTGCAGAGAAACCGATGTATTTTTGAAACGTTCCGTACAAGAAGCATTGTTTGCAGAACTTGAAACAGAAAGAAAGACAGCAGAAGAAATCGTGCACTTGTGCTGTCCGATGAATCGGAGAAGCGAAAAGAAACTGTATCAACGTTTAAAGAGTGCAAAAAACTATGGTGGCAAATATGAACCAGAGGATGCAGTACGTGCGATCATGGGCGGTAAATTGTATTAGGAGGTATGAAGATGTTTGATATGTTTGGAGAAATGGAGACAGCAGAAGAGATCAATGCAGTTGCCAGGAGCTTAAAGGAAGAAGGAGAAAGAGAAAATCTGGACAAGTTATGTGCTGAAAACGGCATAGATGCTGAATTGGCGGAGATGTTTTGGGATGGAGAGATTGATTTTGTTACTGATCAGCTTATGGCAGCAGTTGGCAAGCTAGACATGGAAGTGAAGGAAGCAAAAGGGCAGAATGGGTATTTAGAATCTATTGCTAATTTTCTAAAAGCAGAAGCAGAGAAAGATAAAGATTTAGCGATCGCCATCCGAAAAAAAGGAAAGAAATTAACAGATTCTTATAAGGCAGTAGAGAATGAAGCAAGAAAAAGAAAGAAATCGGGAAGCAATTGCGTAGTTATGAGAGATAAAGACGTGTTTGAGATTGTGGAAAAATATTATAAAGAAGGTGCCAGAGCATGAGAAAGAAAGCAATAGAAAAGATTCCGTTTGGAAAAGAGAAAATCCACAGATTAGACGATTGTTTTATGATCGATGGAAAATGGATTGATGGAAAGACGAATAACATCAATGCAAGAATCTGCTTAAGGGAACACGAATTTGCAAATTACATTGAAGGCATCGGATGGAATACAAAATGTTTAGAAAGCTGGTGGAAGTACAGCGATGATCAATTTAAAGTAGAACTGGAATTGAGCAAGAAAGAGCAAAAGGAGTTATCTGACTTTTATAAACAAAACAGAAAGAATGATTGGAGATGGGGAGAACAAGAACCAAACGGACAGATTAACGAAATTGAAGAAAAAATCAATAGTGAAAAAAGGGAAAAACGATATGAAAAGCGAATGCAGAAGATCAAAGAGGAATCAGAAGAAATCAGACCGATCACAAAAGAATTAAGGCAATGGGCAGAAAAGCAAATGGAATCTTATCTGTTTTACAAGGAATCAACAGGATTCTGTGGAAAGTGTGGACAAGAGGTAAAACTAGACCGCAGAAAACAAAAAATCACACACAATAAAAGAGGAATTTGCCCAAGCTGCAGAAAGAGGATTACATATAAGGCAGCAGGACGACAACCACACATTGAGGATTCTATCAAGGTGGTAAGATTCCAAAAAACAAATTTCGGAATCGCGGCAATAGAAAGCTTGGTAGTAAAAAAGTCGTTTGCGGAAAATAAAGAAAGTGTAAGAATAGCAGATCGTTTTATTTGGTTCATAGAAGAAAATTACAAGTTATTTAATGAACTTGCAGAAGAATCAAGCGAAGAAACTTATTGGTACGATACAGGAACAATGAATACAGGAAAGGCAAGAATCTATCCAAAGAATTTGAAACAAATAATCAAAGGTACATGGCTTTCGCACAGTGGCATTGATGTAGTAGCATCTTGGAAAGGAAAACAGGAGCAGTATGAAATGATCATTGAAAATTATATGCAGAATCCACAGTTAGAACTTGTAATTAAAGCAAATATGAGGAAACTAACACGGCAGTTATGGAGCTATGACAGATTTTTGAATAAAGGCACAAAGCTTAATGAAGTTTTAGGACTTACGAAAGCAAATATGAGAAAAGCAAGAGACTATGATCTTGGAAGAGATGAAATCAGAGTGTTGCGGAATGATCCTGATGGAAAATTATCAAATGATGAGGTTATTGCATTAGCAAATGCAGGATGCCACTACTTAACAGCATTGAGAACGTTCACAACGATTAAGAAGATAGCAAACTACACACAAAAAGGACACGATGCAGGAATATGGGTAGATTATTTGAAGATGGCAAAAGACTTAGGATACAACATGAAGGATAAAGCTGTGTTATTTCCAAGAAAATTAAAAGATAAACATGATGATCTGGCAAAGATCATGAAGATTCAAGGAGACAATATAAGAGAAAAGAAATATCAGCAAAGAATTCCAGAACTAAAGGCATTGTACAGCTATGAGACGAGCAAATATAAAATTATAGTTCCGGAAAGTCTAAAAGTGATCGTAGAAGAAGGACAAAACTTACACCATTGTGTAGGAACTTACACGGAGAAAGTAGCCGAAGGAGAAACAGACATTCTATTTATCCGAAAACAGGGAGAAGAAGATGCAAGTTACTACACAATGGAAGTCAAGAATCTGGAAATCATACAATATCGTGGAGCATACAACAATCTACATAATAACCCAGTACCGAAAGAAATAGATCAGTTCGTAAAACAATTTCACAATGCATTAATTAAGAGAGCAAGAAAGGCAGCATAATGGAAGAATATCATCAGATCACATTAAACGAATATATCAGCATCAAAGAAGATATCAAAAGAAGACTTAATCACCTGGCAGAAAGTTTTGTAGCGATCGGTTATAGACTAAAACAGATCAGGGATACAGAAGCATACAGACAGGATGGATACAATACGATCTTTGAATTTGCAGAAAAAGAACTTGGTTTAACCAAATCTCCAACGAGCAGATTCATGGCGATCAATGACAAATACAGTGTTGGCGGTAACAGCTTGGAACTTAGAGAGGAATTTATTGGACTTGGAAAAAGTCGCTTATCCGAAATGTTAACGATGGATCCAGAGGATTATGTACTTGTAACGGATCAGACAAGCATAAAAGATATACGAGAGATTAAGCGAATGGAAAAGACAGCAGGAGAGAGTGAAGTTCTAACAAAGTTTCAAGAGGTTCTGAGAAAAGAATATGCATCACCAGACAAACGAAAAGAACTGATCGAGGTTGCTAACGCAAAATGCATCGATGATATCAAGGCTGCAGTTATCCCAGAAGGATACAGACTAATGAAAAAAGGAGTTATGGCGATCAAGTTCGAAGATGAAAAGATCACAGTCCGCACCATGGGAGTTTCAGGAGTGCAGGAATTAACATGGAGTGAGATTCTAAGCGAATATGACCAGGCATTTGATTTAGGGGCAGCAGATCCATGGAAAGCCACATACGGAGAGATAGAGGAAGAGGAAACAAAAACAAAACCAATACAAGAAACAAAAAAAGTTGAAAAGAAGCAAGAACCGAAAAAGTCGACAAAAGCAGAATCTATGCCAGTTGCGACATCGCAACAAGAAGAACAAGTTGTTGGCCAAACAAGCATTGAAAAAGATTTTCCAGAGTATCTTCCAGACGATCTAAAAGTTGAAATTGAACAGACAAACAAAGCGGAAGCTCCAGAAACAGTTGCAGATGATCATAGACATAAACTCAAATTGGCTAAGATGTTCTTTAACGACATGCAAACAGGCAGAAAGCCTTTTGATCTACAGAAGAATGATAGAGAATATCAACTTGGGGATGTGATCGAATATAGAGAAATGGACAATGGAGAACCAACGGGGCGGATTCTTGAAAAAGAAATTATCTATATCCTGGAAGGATTTGCAGGATTAACAGAAGGCTGGTGCATCTTAGCACTGGCAGACATTGCGAGGTAAGAAAATGTTAAACAAGAAAGAATTTGATGGATATATCTGTGAGATCACAGGTAAGAAGATCAAGGACATGAAGTTATGTCCAGATAAACAAATAAAACTGAAACAGAGAATCAAATGTGATAAGGATTGCATCTGGTGCGAGAAAGGAGACGAGGCATGAACAGGCTAGAGATAACAGGAAGATTAATAAACTATTGTTCAAGACAAAGATGCAGCGAGGCAAGTTGTGAATGTTATCCGATGTGTGATTCAATTCAAAAACCATTTGAAGAAATGACAGATGAAGAACTTAAGCGGTGTTACGAGTTAACGTTTGGGATCACATTAACAGACCGCATGACAGGAATTATAAAAGAACCAGATGATCTCACAGTATTTGTTGTGATACCAAGACAAACCTTGTACGGAAATCCAGAAAAACTAGATCAATATATATTAGACAACACACATGAAACAATCAATAGAGCATTAAAAGGAGCAAGAAGATGGAAGAATTAACAAAAGCGATCATTGATTTACAATCCTATGGACTGAATTTAAGAACCATCGAAAAGATGGTAAGAGATATTTACAAATCGGCAGAGGAAGCCGAAACACGAATGCAGGCAAGAAGAAAAGAAATAAAATAAGTGCACGATCAGCTAAGCTGATTTATATACCACAGTAACTATAAATTAACGCATAAGAAACAGATCACAAGCCTGTTGCTATTACGGCAGCAGGCAGAAAGGAGACAGTGGTATGAGATATACAGAACAGTTCAAGAAAGGTATGGCTAGAGCGGTCGTTGCGAAAGGAATGGATTACAAAGAATTATCTGAAGAGGTTGGAATCCATGCAGACACATTAAGACGTTGGACAAAACAGTACCGGGACGAAGTGGCGGAAGATCAGAGCAAACGAAAGAATTACAGTGATGATTACAAAAAAAAGTGTAGTAAAAGAAATGTTACTTGAAGGTGTTACATACAAAGAAATGGCGAGAAGAACAGGAGTCAGTGCACCAACACTGTCCTATTGGGATGATCGTTATCGATACGAGGTAATGGACGACTTGACAAAAGAAAGCAGAAGAAAGAAAAAGCAGAGATATATAAAAGAAATGCGTTGGCATCGATATGGATCAAGTGCAGGAAAGGTATGAATAGGAACATAGATGATAAATGAAATTATTAAAAAAATAGAAGAATTGTCTGGTCAGTATTCTGGATATGAGATTTTCTCAGACTGGATCAAGGCAACAGCCCTGTGTATATCGAATCAAACCGATCGGGCAACAGGCATGTATGATCGTAAAATCTATGAAAAGCGAGAAGATCAGTACATAGAGATTGCAAAAAAGCATTTGGGAAAGATGATAGAGTTTTCAAATATGACAGGAATGCTTGCTATATCCTTAGAAAACAACATGGAAGACGTGCTTGGAAAGATTTATATGCAGGCAGGACTAGGCAGCAAACAGACAGGACAGTTTTTTACACCGTTTCATCTGTCATATTTAACAGCAAAGATTGCAGTACCAGAAGACACAAATGAACAAAATCCGTATATAATGCATGAGCCGTCAACAGGTGGTGGCGGAATGATCATAGCAGCAGCGAAAGTATTAAGAGATAGAGGGCTGAACTATCAGAGATGTTTAAAGGTAGTTGCCAAAGATCTTGACTGGAAAGGAGTATACATGACATATGTACAACTTAGTTTACTGGGGATTGAAGCAACGGTGATTCAAGGAGACAGCTTAAGTGGACAAGCTCCGACAGCAGAACAGATATTTTATACACCGAGAAAGAAAGGACTGATTATGTGACTGACGAGAAGGAAAAGGTCGCAAATTCTATTGTGCAGCGTATGAATTTGAAAGATGAAGATAGTAAAAAATTAAAAAATATTATCTATATTGAACTGAATGATTATTCATTATCAAAAATTGATAACACGGATCTAGCAATAAGGAATGAACAAAGCAGTGAAGAAGCTTACCGAATGTTTTTTGTTGCAAAGAATATTCAGGGATGTACGAGAAGAACTTTAAAATATTATAAAGATGTAATAGATGAATTTTCCAGGTTTATTAATAAGCCATTGCTGGAAGTAACAACAAACGATGTCAGATATTTTCTTGCTGTAAAAAAAGAAAGAGATGGGGTTACGGATGTAACTGTAAATAATCTAAGAAGAAATATAAGTGCATTTTATTCATGGTGCGAAGATGAAGAATACATCAATAAATCACCATTGAAAAAAATAAAGAAAATAAAAGAGGAGAAAAGGGTCAAGAAGCCATTTACAGAAATGGAAATTGAAAAAATGAGAATAGCAGCAAGAAATGAAGAACGATTAAGTGCAATTATAGAAACATTATTATCAACAGGATGCAGGGTAACGGAATTGGTTGGAATTGACCGAGATGATGTACAGGGAGATGAACTGGTTGTTTATGGAAAGGGAAGGAAAGAACGAAAAGTTTATCTGAATGCAAAAGCTAAATGCGCGATAGACAGATATTTAGAGACAAGAACAGATGATAATAAGGCATTGTTTGTAACACTGGACAGACCAAACGAACGTTTAAAGATGAGCGGCGTAGAAATTGTACTTAGAAAATTAGGAAGAGAATTGGGAATAGAAAACGTACATCCGCATCGATTCAGAAGAACAGCCGCAACATTTGCATTGAGAAGAGGCATGCCATTGGATCAAGTAAGTAAGATGTTAGGGCACGAAAACATTGATACAACACAAATCTATGCAATAACTGATCAAGAACAGGTAAAAACAAATCATAAGAAATACTTAAGTTAGGAGTACATATGAACAGAGCACAAAGAAGAAAACAAGGAAACAAGAAACCGATCAATTTCAACAGGCAGCAGCTAGATCGAGTTAAGAAACAAACGGCAGCTGATGCTGCAGAGATCACATTCAGATTCATGCTATTAATTCCAGTTTATACAATGAGAAATCATTACAAATGGGGATCAAAGAGAATCAGTGAGTTTCTAGATGCTATTCTGGAAACATACAACGATTTTACAGATGAACGGTTCAATCTTTATGATCTGGCACAGACATTGGAAGAAGAAACCGGAGTTCATTTCAAGGAGAAGATTGAAGAAAATAACCGAAAAAGAGAAGGAAGGATGAAAGAAGCTTATGATGAATGGAAAAGAATTTGAAGGCTATGTATGTGAAATCACAGGTAAGAGAATCAATGAGATGAAGTTATGTCCAGGCAAGTAGCAGAAGTTAAAAGTTCGGATCAAGTGTGATAAGGGATGCATTTATTGTGAGAAAGAAATTGTTAAAGAAAGTTAAGGAGTGATAATATGAGCTACGCATGGGCATTAGAACAATACAGCGATAATTGGAGTGCAGAGTTTGATACAGTAGGACAATGCGTAGAAGAAGCTAAATATATGGGATATGAAGCAGGTACAATTATTTATGTTGATGAGAGAAAAGAACCAGAAATAAGAGGTATAGAATTGTCGGACATTCTTGAAAAAGTACATGACAATATGTATATCGACTATGGTGAATATGCAGAAGATTGGAATGTAGAAGATACAAGAAATGTAGATCCTAAAGTATACGAAAAATATGAAGAGGCTGTGAATGACATTATTGTAAAATACATTAAAGAAATCGGCATGGAACCGAATTTTAAAGAGGTTGTCAGAACAAAACAGGTTGTTATCCAATAGGAGGAAGAATAATGGGCAAAGTAAGACAAAGATTAGGAAAAGCCTACATCCACACAAAAGAAGAATCCATCCAGAGTATCATCATTGATGCTCTAGTGGGTTTCGGATATGACGTGGATGTTGAGGTTACAGATAATGGAACAGGAAACGAAGTAGTATCATGTGAGATTTACGATGTGGGGGGGGCAATAAGAAATGGAAACAGTAGGAAAGGTATTAAAAATACTATGCGTAATATTATCAACAGCATGTTATGGAATCTATCTTTATTCCGACCGAAAAAAAAGATTGGTATCAAGCTATTAAATTTTTGATACTTGGAGCGATTATGCAAAACTTAGTATTACATTTGTAAAGGAGCGTTGGAAATATGATCATTGAATTTATAAGTGGACTAGTTATCGGAATAGTGTTAGGAGCAACAGTGATGTCAATGTGTTCCGCAGCGAAAGAGAGGAATGAGTTATGACAAGAGAAGAAAAGATAGATGAATTATACAATTTTTGCAATATGCATGATAGCTGCGATCAATGCAAACTTGATGATCTTACATCAGTTTGTGAGTTTGAGGATATGTGTAATAAAAAGATTGATAGATTTTATGATGTGATGGTTGGGCATGAAACTAAAGTAGGAGAGAGGGATGTGAAAGAAAAACCTAAAACTGTCACTGAAAATCCTACAGGTGTCGTGAAAGAGGATCATGAAAGAGTGAAGACAGTAACGGACATCTTGGAAGAAGTAAAACAGGAGATGTGTGATGGTTATTGTGTATATCCAAGAATAACGCCAAATTCTGAAGAAAAGTATAAAAGAATATGTGATGAAGAATGTCCACTGAACAAATTATAAGGAGTGATACATAAATGGGATACCAAGATTGCCCATGTTTCAAGTGTGATCATGGCGGAGAAAGAGAAAAACGGATAGAGTGCAGAAGAAAATGCACACAATTTGTAGCATGGAAGTTAAGCATGGCAAGCATAAAAGAAAAGGAAAAAGAAGATAAGAATATAGTTTACTCAACGACAAGAGGAAAATTATACAAAAAGAAATTAATGCAAGAAAAATCTGGACGGAAGTGGTGACAGAGAGGACGGGAAGAATGACAGAACGAGAACAGAATGAAAAGAAAAAAGAATACCTGAACCGATACAAGAATGCAGTGAAGAAATATCAGTCACTCAAGGAACAAGAGGAAACATTGCGGTTAGAAGTAGATGGACTGAAAGGTGTTGGATACGACAGCATGGGAATGCCGAAGGGCAGCAGTCAACCGACAGATATATCGGACTATATTGTAAGAGTAGAAAAGATTCTAAGCAAGATCGATGACAAGAAGAAAGAAATGCAACAGATCAGATTAGAGATTGAGGAAAAGATTGCAGATGTAAAAGATGGAACACAAAGCAAGATTCTTTATCTTAGATATGTTAAGTTTATGAAGTGGGAAGATATCTGTGTGGAATTACGATACAGTTGGAAACAAATGCATAGAATGCATTCACAAGCATTAAAGAATTTAAAGATTGATGAAAGATGACACACAATGACATAGAATGACACACTTTGTTTTGATATACTTTATCATGTAGTTAATTGGTAATGACACGTCAATTAGCTCCATCTTTTCCAAAACATATAAAGTGTAGTATCTTTGATACAACGAGGGACTCGGCATAAGCCGGGTTCTTTTGCGTTGAGAAAGCGAGAGAGTATGGGAAAGATGATGATTTAAAAAATTTCTTTCAGAAAAGTATTGACATAGTGTGCACACTATAGTATAATATAAGTATGAAAGGAGGAAAGCTAATGAAGAAAAAACAAAAGAAAAAGCTTGCAAAGTTGATCATCAAAGCAATAACAGCAGTTGCATTACTGTTAAGTGCGATAGCTCAACTTATACAAGCTCTTAACTAATAAAGCCCTATTAGTTAAAACAACAGAGGAAAGGGAGAGAAATCTCCCAATCCTTTGTAACAATAGTATAACACACATTAGCTTAAAAAAGAAATGAAGAAGATAACTTTTTACGACATGGTATTACTTTTTGCAGTCATGTTACAGTTCGGAGAGAGAAGCATCTACACAACATTAACGTTGCTATTTGCATCAATCCTTGAACTTATCGATGTAGTTCCAAAGATTGCGAGGTTAGTAAAGCATGGAAAGTAAAGCAAACGCACAGACAAAAGCAAGTGCAAAGTGGAATAAGAAAGCTGGATATGTAGCAAAGAGTTATAAGCTTAAGAAAGACACAGTGGAAGCATTTGCAGAAGCATGTAAGAAAGCTGGAGTAAGTCAAGCCGGACAGTTGACAAAGATGATGAATGAATTCATTGAAAGGGTAGAAAAAATCTAAAAGAAAGAAAAGCACATTGGAATATATCTGATGTGCTTTTCTTGTGCCGAAAAGAAGGTGATAAACATTGAACACAATACAACCGATTAAGGATATGGACACGATAAAGGAAGAAGGTGAGCAAGATCACAAGTGAAGAATTAACAGATTGGATTGAGAAACTGATAAAAGAAAATAGGTTATACAGTTTCTACAAATCAAAAGAATGGAGACATTTAAAAGAAGAAGTATTAAAAGAAAACAATTATGAATGTGCTATGTGTAGAGAGTCAGGAAAGGTAACAAAGGCAGAGACAGTACATCATGTGCAGCATGTAAAAAAATATCCATGGCTGGCATTGAGCAAGACATACAAATACAAAGGGATTGAGTATAAGAATCTGATTCCTTTATGTCACGACTGCCATGATAAGGTGCATGGTCGAATGAAGTACAAACCGAAGCCGAAACCAATCACAGAAGAACGATGGTAGTACCCCCCCACACCCCCTAACCCCTAAAATTTTGGGAAGGGCTGTACAACGGGGGAAGGGCAGGCATCTGGAAAAAATCAAAAATCCGAAAAAAGTAGCGAAAGTGGGTGATAATTGTGGCTCGTCCAAGCAAAGAGGAAATGTTAAAAAGGGAGACAAAAGCTACAATTATCAAGGCTTTGCAGGATCGAGGAACATCAGAAAAATATCTTTTAGACCAAGTAGATGAATACATGGTTTATTTTGACAGTTTAGGGGAAATAAACAGCAAATTAAAGAAGGGTTTTAACATTGATTTGTCAAAAGAAAAGAGACAGATCACGAAAGAAATGAGGAGCATACTCGATTTTCTTGGACTCCGTCCAGTGGAAATTGATAAGGATGATATCTTTGAAGAGCTATAGTAAATATTTAGACCCTTATATGTCAATGATAATTGAAAACAAGGTGGAGCATTGTAAAGAACAGGAAGAAATGATCTTCAACAATGTCATACCAGTTTTAGAAAGAGAAGATGTTTATGTTGATGAAGCAAGAGTAGAAAAAGGTTTGGAATTACAGAAGTATTTTCCGTACGATCTGATGGAGTGGGAAATATTTTTGTTTACACTGATCGTAGGAGTCAGATATAAAGAAACAGATGATATTTATTTTACAGAGATAAGGATCATTATTGGAAGAGGAGCAGGGAAAAATGGATTTATTTCATTTCTTTGCTTTTATTTTTTGTCTCCAGCTCATGGGATTCCTCACTATGATATTGACATTTTGGCTAATTCAGAGAATCAGGCAAAAAGAAGTTTTAAGGATGTTTATGAAATCGTAACTGAAAACCCTGAAAAGAAATATCGCAGGGCTTTGAAATCAAATTATTACGCTACAAAAGAGGAAATCAAAGGGAAAATAACAAAAAGTATTTTAGTATTCAATACTTCATCAAAACGAGGAAAAGATTCGAAACGTTCAGGATGTCTTATTTTTGATGAAAAACATGAATATGTTGATACACAAAATATTAACACGTTGCAATCTGGTCTTGGTAAAACGAAAGATGGAAGAATTATCACGATCACGACAGATGGACATATCAGAGGCGGAGTTTTGGATGCAGAGAAAGATCAGAATAGGCTGATCTTAGAGAAATATAATCCAGACAATCAAACTCTGGTATTTTGGTGCAAGATTGAGAAAGAAGAAGAATGGAATGACATCAATAAGATGGTTAAAGCTAATCCAAGTATCAATTATATGCCGAGCTTAAAACGAACGATCATGAAAGAGATTTCTGACATGCCGTTTAAACCAGAATATTACAAGGAGTATATGGCAAAACGTTGTAATTTTCCGATAGGGAACAGAGATATTGAGGTGGCTTCATGGGAAGATATTAAAGCAACGAATCAGGAGATCCCAGATTTAACGGGTTTGGAATGTGTTGGAGGTGTAGACTACTCATCTTCAGACGATTTTACTTCATGTGGTTTATTATTTAAGATTCAGGAGAAATATTACTGGATTCAACAGACGTTTGTATGTACAAGGTCAAAAGATCTTAGAGGAATCAAAGGAAGAACACCGATAGATCAATGGGCAGCAGATGGAGATGTGATCTATGTTGATGATGTGGAAATTCCAGCTTCTTATGTGGCTGACTGGTTCGAAGCTATGCAGAAAAAATATAAATGCAGCATAAAGAAGATTGCAATTGATAAATATAGATATTCATACATGAATAAAGCATTGAGTGAGATAGGATTCGAAGCATATCAAAAGAAAAATGTATTTACTGTAAGACCAAGTAATATTCAAGAAGTATCTGTGTTAATAAATTCAATGTTCATAAATCATAAGATAGTGTTTGGTGACTGCCCGATCATGCGATGGTATACGAATAATGCCAAAAAAGTAAGTAAAGGAATTAATTATGAATATGGCAAGCAGGAAGAACACTATAGGAAAACTGATGGATTTATGGCATTCGTGGCAGCAGCTACGATAAAGGATGAGATAAAAGAGAAAGTGAAACCACCGAAAATGCCTACGATGGTTTTTGATGTTTAGGAGGGAAAAATGAGTTTTACAGATTTTTTAGGAAAGTGGTTTCCTACGAAACGAATCACTGGTCCTGGTACGGTAACAATCAGTGTATCACCGGAATTGTATTATAAAGAGCTGGCACTTTACACTGGAATTACGTTGATATCGAATGCAGTTGCAAAAAGCGAGATTAAAACTTTTGTAAATGGCAAAGAGGTACAGGAAGATGATTATTATGTTTTAAATATATCACCGAATCCAAATCAGAGTTCAAGCGAATTTTGGCATGATGTGATCAATAAGGCAATCAGACAAAACGAAGGAGCTTATGTTGTTGAGCACAAAGGGAATCTTTATTGTGTAGATAGTTGTCCTCTTGCGAAACAAGATTCTATCAATGGAGATATCTATTCCAATATAAGCATTAATGAATTTACGTTTCCGGGAAATTATGAAGCGAAAAATTTATATCATTTCAAATGGCATGATGCAGGAATTAATTCGTTGATGGCTGGAATTGGAGAAGAATATGGCAAGTTATTAAAAAGTGCTGCGAGTGCTTTTAAACGCACGAACGGTGTGAAATATAAGCTGAAAATTGATAATGTTCAAGCTGGTGATGAAGAATTTCAAAATGAATTTACAAATTATCTGCAAAAGCAGATTGAAACATATATATCGGCAGAGAATGCGGTTTATCCAGAATTTGTTGGCCGAGTATTGGAAAAAGATGAACAGTCATCAGGAACAGCAACATCAGCAGAGATGATTAATCTTAGAAAAGATATGTTTGAGATGGTAGCGAATGCGTTACATATTCCAATGACATTAATGACAGGAAATATCACAAACATGAATGAGATCATGAAGGTATTTCTTACGTTTAGTGTTGATCCTGTTGCGGATATGATTCAGGAAGTCTTGAATAAGAGGGCAGGTGTCAGCAATTGGAAGTCTGGAGAGTATTATCGTGTAGATACAGGAAAGATCATACACAGAGATATTTTTGATTTGTCCAATGCAATGGATAAATTGCTTGCCAGTGGGAATTTATGTATTGATGAGATTCGAGAAGAAATTGGAAGAGAACCTTTAAATACAAAGTGGTCAAGACAGCACTGGATGACGAAGAACTACACAAAGATTGAAGACGCAATGAAAGCAATTAATGAGGAGGAAGCAAATGAAAAATAAATATTATGCATTGTATGTAGATGAAGATCAACAGACCGCTAACATCAACATTTATGGAGATATTACATCCTATCCGTGGACAGAGAAAGATGTGTCAGCTTACAATTTGTCAAAAGAAATTGAAGGATTGGATGTAGAGCAGATCAATATCTATCTAAACAGTTATGGTGGAGAGGTTGCGGAAGGGATCGCAATTTACAATTCTTTGAAACGCCACAAGGCAGCAGTTAAAACAGTCTGTGATGGTATGGCTTGTTCTATTGCATCTGTCATTTTTATGGCGGGAGATGAAAGAATCATGAATAATGCCTCATTGCTTATGATTCATAATGCATGGACTTATACAAGTGGTAATGCTGATCAGTTGAGAAAAGAAGCCGATGATCTGGATAAAATTTCAAATTTATCCGTAAAAGCATATATGGAACATATTAACATCAGTGAAGAAGAGTTAAGGACTTTACTAGATGCAGAAACATTCCTTTCACCAGACGAAGCATTAGAATATGGTTTTGCAACAGCGATCATTGGGGATAAAAAGAGTGATAAAGCAAGTCAGAGTGCAAAAAAGACCTTGCAGAAAATGATTCTTGCGAAAGCTCTGGAAGATAAGGAGGAAGATAATGAAGAATTAGATGATCCGGATAAGGATAATAAAACAAAAGAAGCGACGGAACCGGATGCTCCAGAAAAAGAGACAGAGACGGATGATCCGGAAGAAGATCCAGAAAAAGATAATGAAGACGATTCAGACGATGGAAAAGATCAGAATATGCAGATGTTCAGGTCTTTTTTTAATGCGTTAACAGATTTATAGGAGGAAAGAAATAATGTTATCAATTACACAGAGAAATAAACAGGAAGCACTTGCAGCATTATCAGATGCAATGAAAAAAGGCGATGAAAAAGCAATCAAACAGGCATGGAATGATTTTCATGAATCGGTTGTTGAGTGTGTAAAACAGGACTATGTAGAAGCTGATGGAAACAAAGTGATTCTTGCGCAGAGAGGTTACCGCCAGCTGACATCAGAAGAAACAAGATATTATGAAAAAATGATCGAAGCAGGAAAAAAAGAACATCCGATGCAGGAATTAAAAAATCTGTTAAACGGTGATATTATGCCTGTAACGATCATTGAGGATGTTTATCGTGATCTGGTAGACGAGCATCCATTATTAAACAGAATTAATTTTCAGAATGTAGCATACCTCACAAGATGGATTTTGAATGATCACTCAAAGAAAAATGCAGTATGGGGTGAGATTAACAGCGAGATCACACAGGAAATCTCATCAGGATTTAAAGTGATCGAAGTAAATCAGTGCAAATTGACAGCGTATACAATGATTGAAAAAGATATGCTGGATCTTGGACCAACATTCTTAGACAACTACTTAAGAACGTTCTTAAAAGATGCATTGTTATGTGCACTTGAACAGGCGGTAGTTAGTGGAAATGGTAAGAATTGTCCGGTTGGTTTAGACAGAGATGTCCATGAAGGGGTATCTATTTCATCAAGTGATGGATATCCAAGAAAAGAGAAGGTCGAAGTAACATCTTTCCTTCCAGAGGAGTATGGAAAACTGGTTGCAAAGTTGGTTAAGAGTGAAAAAGGACACTCCAGAAAATTTGATAAGGTGCTGATGATCACTAACATGACGGATTATCTTACAAAGGTAATGCCAGCAACAACAGTATTAACGGCATCAGGAACATATGCAACAAATTTATTCCCATTCCCAACAGATGTTGAGGTATCCAATGAATTGAGCGAGGGAGAGGCCATTCTTTGCCTTCCAGAAGAATATTTCATGGGAATCGGTGGAGCAAAAGAAGGTGTGATTGAGTTTTCTGATGAATTTAAGTTCTTAGAAGACAAGAGAGTGTTTAAGATCAAAATGTATGGAATGGGTAGAGCTTATGATAATACAGTAGCGGTATTACTGGATATTAGCAACTTAGATCCGGCATATATCACAGTATTATCAAAACAGGTTACAGCTGCAGCAACACAGGCAGCAGTAAAGACTAAATAATCAAAAAAAGGTGGGAATTGCATGGAAGAACTAATAAAGCTCGTAAAAAATGAATTAAAGATCACTTGGAGTGATCCTGATACAGATAAGGAGATAGAAACATTGGTGGCCGATGCTATTCCCACAATGAACTATAAACTGGGAGTAAAAGAGGCTGATGCTGATTATCTGGCACCAGGACAGGAAAGACGTTTGTTCTTGAATTATTGCAGATATGCCAGGAATAATTGCGTAGAAGATTTTGATATGAGATATTTGAACGATATCTTACAGCTTCGATCAAAGTATGAGGTGAAATATGCAAAAGAACAAATTATATAATGATGGATACTTGAGTGTTTATCAGGTTAAAAGAAAAAGTAATGATTTTGGCGCTGTAGTAAGTTCGAAGACGATGGATGATATGGAGTTTATTGTGAAGCTTGCTTATGAGGAACGATCAAAACGTATGGAAGATATGGAATGGGCAGAAGCAAGAGATAAGACACTATCTTTAAAAGTTTGCTGCCCATTGTATCAGCATGTGGAAAATAAACATCAAGTGATCGTAAATAACAAGATCTACAGCGTGATCAATATTGATTACGACAGAGCAAATCAGGAAATGTATCTGTACCTTGAGGAGGTGTGTGACATTGCTCAATGAGATACGAGAAAAACTTGGAGAACTTAAAAAAAGTGAAGCGGTTCCAATGGAAGATGTTGCTTATGGTTTGCTTCCACAGGGCAGTACAAAGAAATGGAACTATTTTGTGTTTAACAGAGTTAATGTAAAGACTGCCGGGAAAGCAAAAGGAGATTTCAATGAATATTACGCAGTACATATCGTTCATGAGGATTTTATACCAGAAGGATATATCTACAAAGTAATACAAAAGGTATTAGAGATCAAAGGCATCAAATTAGCAATAAATGATGAGATTTCCTTTAACTATGCAAGAAAGGGGAATACCGATGTAGTTGTAGAAATTGCTACGATAGTATTCACAAAAGCTATTTTCAGGGGTGACGTAATTGGCAAGAACAGAAATTGATTATAAGGAATTAGATGATCTGACAGAATTGATGGCACGCGCATCGGATTCTGAACAGACAATCAATAAAGTGTTGCATGAATCCGGATCAGAATTGATCAAAGAAGGAATTCAAAAGATTTTACCAAGTTCAGGAAGAATTTGGAGTGGCAAGAAAAGTCCAGCAAGTACATCACAGCCGTTCACACAGGAAAATGGCAATCTAAGCGTAACAGTAAAAACAAAACCCGCATATCATTACCTGTATTTTCCCGATGATGGAAGTACTACAAAGCATCATCAGGGAAATCAGCAGTTTATGTTAAGAGGTGCCCAAAGTCGCCAGACACAGATCGTTGATGAGATTACAGAGAAACTAATACAACAAATCGAAGGAGAAAGATAAATGTCAGTAAAATATAGTGAGATTTTTTCAGAATATGATATTACAGAGTGGGGTATTCGCTTTGGAGATGATGCAGAGGCTGTCATTATGGATACACTTGGAACTGCCGAGGAATCCATGGAAGTTCGGACAGTAACAAAAAATAAGAGAAATATGCCATGGAAGACAAGGACGAAGGCAACAGGTGCAGGAGAAGTGAAAGTCACAGCACATATCAGAGAAGATGTCTATGATCAAATGTTTGGTATGTATGTGGATGGATATAAAGATGGAGTTACAGCATATGGAACATTATCAGTACATGAGCAATTCTGCATGACAGAAAAAGTAGAAGATGAAGATGGAAATGTGAAATTAAAAGCATATCCATGTTGTACGGTAAAAGAGGGAATCAGCCGAAAAGTAGAAACGAATGCAGAAGAGATTGCAGAAGTTGAATTAACGATTTCTGTTGATCCAGATTCAACAGGAATTGGAATGTATCAGCTGATCATTCAGGAAGATACAGATGAGAAGATGAAAGAAGACTGGATGAAGAACTTTGATTCTTCCTTAGTAGCTGCAACGGAGGCAGCAAGTGAAGATCAGGAAACCAGCCCTGTACAGAAAGGAGAGTAAAATGGCAGCAAATACGATCATTGATGTTGAGATGCTGGATGGCAGTATCAAAAAAATGACTTTAAATTTTAAAAATTTATATCTTCTACGAAATAAAGATAAGAAAACATACGATGAATATATGAGAATTTCCAATAAAGGCCCACAGGATGAAATGGAAGTCGCAATGATGTTATATGTGGCATATAAATGTGGAAACATTGACCAGGAATGCATGCCATTTGAGGACTTTCTTGAAATTCTTCCAGTAAATCGTGAAGAAGTATCAGAAATTGCTATGAGACTTCAGCCGAAAAAAAAAGAGATTTTGCCCAAGCCTTTAGAAAGCTGACAAAATCAAGCAGCAGTAAGATAAAACTTCCTAAATTTCAACTCAATGAGATTGAGGATTATTTTACATATTATGTACGCATGTTGGGAATATCAGAGGAAACTTTTTGGGAATCTGATATTTCTTTTTTGCGTTTTTTGGCAGAAGATATTGCAGCCTATGAAAGCTGGAAGACGTATGTAAGGGAGAAGGTATTGGAAAATGGCTAAGAATGAAGCGAAAGTAAAATTCACAGCAGATGCATCAGAATTTAATAATGAGATCAGAGAATCAGAAAAGAACCTAAAAGTATTGCGTGCCCAGCTGAAAGAAAACAGTTCTGAAATGAAAGCAAACGGGGAAAGTCAAGACGGAATGAAACAAAGACTTTCTATGTTGAATCAAGAGATGGATCTGGCAAAACAAAAAACAGAGGCAACCAGCCAGAAATTGGATCTTGCCAGAAACATTTTTGGAGAAAATTCAAATGAAGCTAAGAATTTAGAAGCTGCACTTAGCAAATGCAAAAATGTTGAGAATGGAATTCAGGCAGATATCAATAAAACAAATGAATCACTAAAAAAACAACAGGATTCATCCATGCAGGCATCTAGTGCATTGGGACAATTAGAAGATACGATCAGCAAGCAGGAGCAGGAAGTATCAAGACTTGAAGCAGAATATAAAAATGCTGTGATTCAGTACGGTAAAACATCTACAGAAGCACAGAAATTAAAAAACGAATTTCTTCAAGTGGGGCAACAACTTCAGGAAAGTAAAAATAAGATGCAGGAGGCGGATAATGCAGCAGGTGAATTATCTCAGGCATTATCAGAGATTGGAGATGGAGCAAATGATGCAAAAGATGATCTTCAATCGATTGCGGATGCAGCAGGATCTGGGGCATTGCTTGATACCGCAGACGCTTTAGAAGGTGCAGCGGATAAGATCAAAGAAATTGGAAGCGCATCGTATGAAACATACGCGGATATTGAAAACGCAACAACGAAAGTTACATCATATTTTAATGAAACAGGAAAAGCAGCAGACCAATCAGCGAGCGTGATCAAAGAAATCTATGAAAGTGGTTTTGGAGATTCTATAGATTCTGTTGGAGATGCGGTTTTAAATGTAAAGAAACAACTTGGTGATCTGGATAATACAACATTAAGCAATATCACACAGCAGGCGATGATTCTGGAAGATTCCTATGGAATTGATATGAATGAATCTCTTCGAGGTGTTAATTCACTGATGCAGCATTTCGGAATAGATGCACAAACAGCTATGGATTATCTGGTGGCTGGGACACAAAACGGACTGGATAAAACGGACGAGTTGGGAGACAATCTATCAGAGTATTCAGGAAAATTTGCAGAAGCAGGATATTCAACACAAGAGTATTTTCAACTTTTGCAAAATGGTCTGGATGGAGGAGCATATAATCTTGATAAGGTTAATGATGCGATCAATGAGGTAACAACAAGGCTTGGAGATGGGACGATAGGAAACAGCATTGGCCAGTATTCTACGAAAACACAAGAATTGTTTAAAGCATGGCAAGATGGTAAGGGAAGCCAGAAAGATGTGATCAATTCGATTGTTAATGATATCAATAAAGCGAAAACACAACAGGAAAAAATGAATCTTGCAAGCACCGCATTCGGAACATTAGCAGAAGATGGAGGAATGAAGGTCATAGGTTCCCTGACATCTGTAGGTAAGTCGTATGATAATGTTTCTGGTAAAGCGAAGAAAATGAATGATGATACAACTACACCGATGCAGCAGCTTGAAGGAAATATACGAAAAGTAAAAGATGCATTTGCACCATTTGGAGAACAGCTTGCCAAAATAGGAAATACAGTACTTCCACCGATTGCAAATGCAGTGACAGCATTATCAAATGGATTTGCATCACTTCCACAGCCTGTACAGACAGTGGCCACAGCTTTAGGAACAGCAGTTGCAGCAGTAGCGGCTGCAATTCCTGTGATTATGACATTAAAAGGTATATTTATGGCGATCAAAGCAGTAGGACTTGCAACGTCAATAGCTTCTTTAGCCTCACCAATAGGAATTGCGATAGCTGCGATCACTGCAATTATAGCCGTTGGAACACTGCTTGCGCAAAACTGGAATAAAATAAAAGCTACAATGGCGAAAGTAGGAAGTGGAATCTCAAAAATTTGGAACAGCTTAAAAACGACAATAGGCAATGTATGCAGTGGAATTGTGAATGGTGTGAAAACAAAGTTTACAGCAATGAAAAACACTGTTTCAACGATATTTAATGGAATCAGAAGTGTAGCAGCTACTATCTGGAATGCAATTAAAGGCAGGATTATAACACCAGTTCAGAATATTGTCAGCAATGTCAAAAGCAAATTTAGTTCCATGGCATCGACAGCCGGAGCAATCTTTGGAAATATCCGTTCTAAGGCAGCAAGTATTTTTAATGCTATAAAAAATGTAATCATACATCCTGTAGAAACAGCCAAGAATACAGTTGGGAAAATCATTAGGACAATTAAAGGCTTCTTTGATAAATTAAAATTGAAGATTCCAACACCATCACTTCCGAAACTTCCTCACTTTAGCTTAAAGATGGGATCTAAAAAGATATTAGGTAAAACGATATCTTACCCTACAGGATTTGGAGTACAGTGGTATGCAAAAGCAATGAATGATCCTGTTATCTTGAATAGTCCGACGATTTTTGGAGCTTCTGGAGGTCAACTTTTAGGTGCGGGTGAAGCAGGAAGCGAAGTAGTGGCAGGAACACAAACTTTAATGAACATGATTAAAGATGCAGTGGCGTCAGCTGTATGGATTGATATTGATGCATTAGCAAGTAAAATTGCAGAAGCATGTGCAAGGCAGAATATTATTGTGAAAGCAGATAAAAGAGAAATTGCAAGATTGATCAAGGAGCTTAAGTAATGGATATTTATTATGTAAATTCTGATGGAAAAAAATTAGATTTTTTAAGCGACAAGATAGCTATTCAAGATATTGACACTTTGTTTAACAATGAATGGTCGTACTCAAGTGCTACCAGCATGATCTTCGGCGGTAAAGTGAAAAAACTGTACAAGGGAGTCCAAGAAAAAGAATTAACTGTTTCGTTAGCAGCAGATAGTGAAGAAGATTTTACACAATTATGCAGAAATATAGAAGATATTTTGTTTTTTGATGTCTATAAGATGAAACCGGGACGATTATATGTGAATGATACTTATCTGTCGTGCTATTTTTTCTCAAGTTCGTATGAAGAGTATGAGGATTTATTTTATATGACGGACAGAAAATTTAAGATAGTGACAGAATATCCAAACTGGATTGCAGAAAGAAACTATAAAATTGACCGAAGTATCTCTATGTTGAATGCGGTAACTGGTTATATGCTGGCAGGATCAGCAGTATTAAATCACACAGCACTCATGGATAGTGAAGATGGTGGTATGGATGCAGCGTATGTAAAGAATCCGCTAATGATTCCATGTAACTTCAAAGTTAGGATTCAGGGTCCATCAGAATGGCCGTTCTTAAAGATTGGAGAGAATATTTATAATATAGACGAAGAAATACCAGAAGGAAGTTATCTCGAAATTGATTCAATCAAGAAAACGTGTATTTTACATGATCCATCTGGAAGCGAAAGAAATGTATTTGGATATCGGAATCCAGATTATTATATTTTTGAGAAGATAAGCCCTGGGATCAACAGTGTGGAGTGGAGCGATTCTACAGCACTTGAATTCACAATTTATGAAGAAAGGGGCGAACCGCTATGGAGCTGAATTATACAGATAAAGATTTCCTCGATATTGGAATCATTGACTGCGTAGGATTAGACTATGACTGTGCTGGCAATAAAGATTTTGAATTGACGGTAGAAACTGGAGGGTCTGGAATGGAAAAGAGATCCATGTGGTACGCCATTGGAACAGAATATATGGGAATTGTTGAATCTGTTGCAAGTGATTCAGAAGAAGACACTGTAACCTATTCAGGAACAAACACGAGAGGACTTCTTGCAAAGAAAATTCTGGAAGGAGAAAGGGAACTGATCGTATATGCTGGAAATGCCGGGGATATCATTAGTGAAATGTTAAAACAAACAGATTCAGAGGACTTATTTGTTTGTGATCCAACGGAATTGGATATACCAGAATGTCAGATTGTATCGTATACAAATGTTTATGATGCAATTGTTCAGCTGCTAAAATCAGTAAATGCAGTTCCGATATTTGTCGTACAGAACGACAGAAAAGTACATATTTGTGCTGATCTGCGAGACGATTATAGTGATGAGATTCAATATCAGGGAAATAACACATACAGCTTCAAAATCACAGATGATGGTCTGGGATATAATCACATGATATGTAAAGCAACCGAAGATTCTGGGGATAGATATCTGATTCATCTCTTTACAGATGAAAATGGTGGAGTTCAACAATATTCAAGGGTTGAATCTCCGGTACAGGATAGTGAATATATACTGGATAAATCAAAACAGCTGATCTTTGGAGTGGATGAGAGAACAATGGTATTGTCTTCGGATGTATCGGTAACAGAAAACTATGTACTTACAAAAGAAAGGCCGGCAGACTGGACAACAAATTACATGGATTATTATACGAATGATGATAGTTCATATAAAGAAGTTGAAGCAACACAGCAAGAAGTATATACAAAGCTAACAAGCAAACCGAAAGACTGGAATACAGGATATGCAAATTATTATATTAAATCATCGACAGTTGATGGAGGTTCTTATTCCAGCGTGTCAGCTGATACTGTTAATTCGTATAAATTACTTACAAGCAAACCATGGGACTGGGAAAAAAACTACTCTATTTACTATGAGCGTGTAAAAAACAGTGATGGAACAGGCTATACATACCAACAAGTGAGCGGTATTGAGAAGCCGTTGTACAAATTACAGACAATGCAGCCGACAGACTGGGCAGATAATTTTAAAAATTATTTTTACATCAGTAACAAAAAATATGTAGCAGTAAAAGGAATAGGGAAAAAGAAAAATAAAGCCCCAAAATGGAGAACAAAAAAATATTATTCCAATGTAAAGAAAACATGTACACCTGGATGGCAGAAAAATAAATATTATTATGTGTATTCACAGAGGGTATCAATACCAGCGTGGAGCAACAATTTGTATTACAGTAAATTTATTTTGGATACAGCGCCATCATGGACAGAAGGAAAGTATTATGTGAAAGTTCTGGATCACTATGCAGCAATGATAGAGAATGCAATTCAGGAACTGGAGACAAAATCACCAAGCAGGAAGGCGGAAATGACAATCACAGATTATGATTGCAGAATAGGAGATGTTGTTGGATGTGTAGATAACAGAAGCGGAATAGAAATATGTGAAGAGATCACCAATATTATATTCAAGATTAAAGATGGTCTGGAAGAATATGAATATACAGTAGGAGGGAGTTAAGATGGCTTTTACACCGCATATATATGAGGATGGGAAGACTGTTATAACAGCCGAGATTATGCAGTCGATTGAAGATGAAATTATAGCAATTCGTAAAGAAATGGCTCTTTCAAGTTATCCGGTTGGCAGTATTTACATGTCAACCGTCAATGAAGATCCAGGGAATAAATTCGGAGGCAGATGGCAGATATGGGGATCTGGAAGGGTTCCAGTTTGCGTAGACACAACACAGACAGAATTTGAGCTTGCTGAGAAAACAGGTGGAAGTAAATACATGCAGAAACATACTCACAGCACACCAAATCATAAGCACACGATATCGGTGAACACCAAGGAACTGACGGGAAGCATGTATAATATTGCTTCACAGTCCAAAGGTTCAGCATATGGAGCATCTGGAATCTGCAAGGTAAGACAAAGCAAGGAAAAACATGGTTATGCATCAAATGGTGCAGATGGGACAACGGACGGATTTACAATTACAGCAACACATAATCATGCAATTACGCAGAGTGCTTCTGGAGGTGGAACTTCTGGAAGTTCTGGAAATGGAAACGCTGAAAATATGCCACCATACATAACGTGTTATATGTTCAAGCGCATAGAATAGAGGTGATAGATAGTGAAAAATCCAAGATATAATAATATTGATAATAATGGACTCATTTACATTTTAGAAATGTTAAAAAGTGAAGCTCAAAACGCAGTTGATGATGCAAATAGCTATACAGATACATCTATAGGAAATATTCAAACGGATATAGAAAATGTCAGAGATGAGATTTCAACGATACTGTGTGTTGAATCGTCACAAGGGTTCGTATTTAAAAATAATATGGTTTCAACAATATTATCAGTCGTTATTTATCATGGAAAAACAAGAATCACAGATATTGAAAAATTAAAAGAAGTATTTGGCGACAGCGCTTATATACAGTGGAAATGGAAAAGGATCAATGAAGAATCATATGGTGTTATATCATCCAGTGATTCAAGACTTATAAATGATGGATTCTCATTTAAAGTCAGCCCGGATGATGTGGATGTAAATGTAACATTCATGTGTGAATTAATAGTTTAAGGAGGAAAAAAATAAATGGCAGTTAAAGCATCAAATCAGGCAACTCTTATCGACGTAACGGATGGATATTCAGTTACACTTACAAGCGACTCATATACATTTGTCGGAGGAACAGGTGGAGCTGGATCAGGACAGACATGTACAACAGAAGCAGTGGCATTTTGCGGATCAAATCAATGCACTTCAGTAGCAGTAACGGCAGCGGATATCGTATGCCCAACTGGTATCAGTGCTACAGTAGAAAACAGCGGGACTTCAAAAGTTAAGATTACATTTAAAACGACAGCTACGATCAGTGCAGCATGTGAAGCAACAATCCCAGTCGTTGTAGATGGAATCACAATGAATAAGAAATTTTCATTTGCAGTAGCTAAAACAGGGCCTACAGGAGCAACAGGAAAAGGTATCAAAGGAACACCAGTAGTAGAGTATGTCGGTTCAAGTTCCAATACAACAGTGCCAACCAGTGGGTGGTCTACAACAATTCCGAATGTAGCAGCAGGGCAGTATTTGTGGACAAGGGTTACAACAACCTATACAGATAATACAACATCTGTAAGTTACAGTGTTGCAAAACAGGGATCTACTGGTGCAACAGGTGTGCAGGGATCACAGTGGTATTCTGGTACTGGAATTACAGGTACATCTACAACAGCAGCCGCATTTACTGGATCAGGAGTAGCTAACGCACGTGTGAACGACATGTACCTTAATACATCTACTGGTAATACATACAAATGTACTGTTGCAGGTAATGCACAGAATGCTAAATGGGTATATGACGGAAATATCAAAGGTGTTCAGGGAGATAAAGGAAATACTGGAGCTACAGGTAATGGTATCTCTAAAGCAGATATTACCTACGCAGCATCAAGTTCTAACACATCTGCACCAACAAGTGGGTGGCAGTCAACACCTCCAAATGTATCAGCAGGGCAGTATTTATGGACAAAAACAGTATTTACATACACCAATGGTGGAACAGCAACACAGTATAGTGTAGCGAAACAAGGAGCAACAGGTGCAGCCGGAGCAGATGCAATCACATTAACGATTACATCATCAAATGGAATAATCTTCAAGAATAATGCCGGCTCAACAGTGCTTACAGCTCATGCCTGGAAAGGATCAATAGAACAGAGTATTACCGATGCAGGAGTATGTGGATCGCTTGGTTCTATCAAATGGTATAAGGCTGGAAGTGATACGGCAATTGCAACAGCAAAATCCTTGACTGTTACAGCAGATGATGTAACAAATTCACAGGCGTACACATGCCAGCTGGAAGGATAATAAGGGAGGTGTTCGGTGATGGCTGTAAAAGCTAAAGCTGAAATAACAATTTCCAGAATTATAGATATCGACAAAGTAACAAGATATTACTTATTACAGTCTTCCACAGCCACAGCACCATCGAAACCGACTGCGAATCCTCCGGGAGGAAACTGGAAAACTACAGAGCCGTCGTACACATCAGGTTCTACGAATACATTATATTTTGTAGATTTAACAGTGATGACGAACGGCTCTTTTAGTTATTCCGCAGTAAGTAAATCAAGTAGTTACGAAGCAGCTAAGGAAGCATGGAACAAGGCTAATAATGCACAGAATACGGCTAATGATGCAGCAAAAACAGCAACGAATTATCTTAAAGGTTCAGAAGATGGTCTGGTTGTTGGAAATATGACTGATGAAATACTAGGATCGAATGTGTTGATTAATCCGGATTCAGTTAATATTCGAGATGGCGATACCATCTTGGCAAGGTATTCTGAAAAGAAAATTGAGCTTGGATTAAATTCAGCAGATGCAGTTATCGAAATGTGTGGAGGAGTTGGACTTATAACATCTCAAGTCGTAGAAGAATCAGAATTTTCAACTGGTATTACCAAGGCTTTATCCATCGAATCAGATTATATCAAGATGGACAAAGCTAGAACGATTGAGTTGGATACCAATACATTATATGGAACGAACGCTGATAACGAAGAGGAACAGTCTAGTTCATATATCACTCTTAATTCGGGAAAAGCATCTAGCGGCTTACATGACTCTACCTTTATAATGGGAGGATTAATATCTGGCGGAGATCTTGGTGCATTTATTCATGGAAACATTGGTGAATTAGATGGAGCAGTATTAACAACCAGAGTCGATGGAATTAACAAAAGCACAGATATTACTATAAGTCATTCATCTACGGATGCAATCGTTGATTATGATGGAATGACTATAGAGAGCTGTGATGTGGTTAGATTTCAAAGTAATATAAACAACGAATATTGTATTGGAGTAGGCGTTGGTGGCGGAGGTGTTAACCGTGGAATCCATGATACATGGGAAGATCACTGGATGTTATACTGTGATGCAAATGATATGTATTTTCAAGCACCAAAAACGTCAAAAATCAAACCATATTATCGAGCTGGAGATTCTATACAGCTATACTATCAGGGTGCCGGATTTGTCACAAGTAATGGTAAACATGTAGTTTTTACATTACCAATTAATAAACCAATAGATGCAAGCAATGTAGTTGCATCATCTGTAAGTGGTTTTATTGGTAGATCAAATGGAAAATATACACATGGTTCTGCTTCATCAACCTATGTTAAACCAGCATCATATGAGGCTGCGATTAATGGTAATGCGGTTAGGGTTTCAATGAACTTTAACAATAATACAAATGTAACTAATAACGCTGCAATTGGTGTAACATGGTCAGGAAAAATAACGTTTAGTTAGGAGAAAATCAAAATGGCATTATTTAAAGAAATAAAGCAACCGGATGGAGTTATAACAGATTATCACAGAATTTTATTCTTACAGACAACAGTAAACCAGCAAAATTCAATTGCGGTTTTGTCATATGTAAGTTCCGATGTTCGCGAGGGTGAAAAGAAAAACAGCTCCAATCGCCCATACATGCGGAGTAAGACTTACGAAACTGATTACGATCCAGATATGACAATAGAAGAAGCATATGAATTTTTGAAAACGCGTCCAGAATTTAAAGATGCAGAAGACGTGTAAGGAGATAACAATGAAAGAAAAATTAGCCAAATTATATAACACAATGAGTATGATCGAGACAAAAGGCAGAAATACGAAAATCATGGCTGAATGTCTTGAATATCTGGAAAGACTTATTAAAGATGAGCAGAAAAAGGAAGAACAAGAGAAAGAGACAAAAGAAAGTACAGAAGAATGAAATACAATTTAGAGATTAGAGCAGGACCCACAGAGGTCTTATTTTTATGTAATAAACTAATAGAAATTAGATGGTATATAGCAAAGAAACAACGGAGGGCAAGGAATGCCAAACACAGGTTTCATAATTACATCCGAGCAGATTATCTGGTTCTGTTCATTTGTGGCTGGACTTTGGACACTTTGGAAGATTGTGAAAGAGATTCGGAAACCAAATGATGATCTGAAAGCGAAAGTCGAAAAGCATGATAAGCTTCTTGATAATGATAATAAGAGACTGAAAGAAATTGAAAGCTCAAATCAGATGATCTTAAGAAGTCTTTTGGTAATAATCAACCACGAGATCACAGGTAACGGAATCACTACGATGAAAGAGATTCGAGATGAATTACAAGATTTTTTGATCAAAAAATAGGAGGGAGCATACATATGTTTAAAAACACAGTATTAAAAGTTAATGTTAATACAAAAAAATGGCTGAAAGCTGCTGTGATTAGAGCTGTAAAAACTATGGCACAAACTGCAGTATCCTTAATCCCTGCAGCACAGATGATTCAACAAGTGGATTGGAAAGTTGTAGCAGGAACTGCAGCATTAGCCGGAGTAGCATCTATCTTAACAAGTGTAGCAGGAATCCCAGAAATCTCAGAGAACGAAGAATAA